CTTTAAGCGAACATGTTAAGCTTCTCTAGGATGCTTGACATGCTCAAGGAACAGGTCGGAGACTCCTCCGAATTGGGCCTTGGGGCTGGAGTCCTTCCACGGAAGGGCCTCACAACCTCGACAGAAGTTGACGCCTCTGGCGTTGTCCTTCCTACGACTCGCAACACTTTGTATTGATATAACGTGTTGTTGATCTCTAACTGTTCCTTCCTACGACGGTCCAGCTCGATTGCCTTAGCGAGTGTTTCTCGGTTAAGGCGCGCGGTTTCACGATTCGTTTCGTGCATCTCGCGCTGCAATTTAATGACAACAGGTGACCCCTTTGTCTTAAATATGTGTTCATAGTCGAGCCTGACATTGGGCCGCTTGAACATCCCCTTAGCTGATACCGAGTATCCGTAAGGGTTCGGAGCAACGGGCTTTGCCTCGTCTTTCCGTACTGGCACCTCTAACGGTTCATCCGTTGGGGGCATCCACGTCTTTCGATCGAAAAGTGTTTCGGTCATAGACAATGAGGTTGGGACTGAAGGCATTGGCTCAGTCTCCTCCTCTTCATCTTTTGATGAAAAGGCAGCATCCAGTTTCGACTGGAGTGTCTGCCCTTTTGGTTCGAACATAGGCTTAACAATGTCCGATACCAGTGTATGGTCATTCCTGAACGCATTTGTTAGGAAATGATCGTCGGTGTAGAATGCACCGGTCGTCCTCACTAAGATATTAACTAAGTGTAGAACGGGCTTCGTGAGGGGGTCTCCCATGAGAACTCCACGCCGAAGAGTAACGAACCGAGGATTCATGAAAGGTGAATCCTTTGTCCATTCGGAACCGATTGAGGCCATTGGCCCATTCGCTTCGAATACGACTGGTCGTGGTTGATAGCATATACCATTCACGATCATCTGGAGAATAGGTGGGATTCCACACTTGTTCATCCAGTACCCTGCGATAATTCTGGCTACAGAATGATCGAGGTTGTCTGTTGCGTTCGAGTAGTCTGTCGAGGACGCATACAGGTCACGGTAGGTAGTCTTTACGTACTTCCTGCCGTCGGCAGCGTTTTCATACTCGACCTTTTCGGGTGAGAAAACGTATTCCTTCCCTTCGTCTGTGAAAGACTTTTTGAAGGCGTTCCAGGCATGGTGTGAGCGACTCATACCACTCCTGGAGGAATCTATCTTGGTTAGTGGCCAAGAACAGATTTTGGAAATGGTGTCCAGCACTACTTTTAGTGCGGCCTTTCCTTTGGTCACAGTCCGGGCCTTACCCGGTTCTGAGATCATGACCAGCCCGACCTGACGAAGTTCGTCAGGGTCGAGGCTGAGAACCTCATCTAGGCAAGCCCAGAAGATGTAGGTTCCAGAGTTTGTGTCGGAAAGAGATAGTTCTTCCTCCACGGCTCCGGTGAAGAGGTCCCTTTTAGGTACCTTCTTCCCCTGTGCACCCATAAAGACAATCTCTGAGATCGCCTGTACGGTGCCGCCCTCTAGCTGGGTGTGCTCCCAGCAAGCGGACTTGCTAATAGTAACACGTGCCTTTGTATCAAGGCCCGTGAATATTGCTTGGTCCAAACCGTCGTCGAATTTCGAAATGGCGGCATGGATAAGAGACTCTTGGGTTGCCGTAAGCGGCTCAGGTGCCTCAGAAACAGTCGTGATGAAATCTCTTTTCGACTGCATTTTAATCACATCCGGGGGCTGTCCAGCACTCCGGGTCTGACTGAGTATTCCATCCACCTGTAGTAGGCTGTATGGGTACTCATAGCTCCGTGTGTATCTCCATATTGGGATCCATCGGGATAGCCAGCGCGGCAGTAATGTTCTGCTGGTGCGGCTAGATAAAGCTTCGTTAAGCGCATCGCGGTTAGCTAAGTCTTTAAACGTCTTGCGGGCTTTCTTAAGCTCCGCATAACGCGTAGGGATGTTAAAGTACTCTTCTTTAATATCTCCATCGAAGAACTCGTCCCCCATCAAGGAGGATAGGTTCACAAGTGTGAACGTGTCGAATTTGTCCCACGTCCACACTTCTTCAGGGACAGCCATGTATCTTTGCATGAATACCCCGTCTACGGTCTTGAGCAACTCCATGAGTCTCAAAGCCCGGTGTTTCTGGTTACGCACCCTCTTGGTTGCATAAATAGAATTTCTTAACTCGTCTGACCACACAGGGTCGCCAAGGCCGAGTAGAAGGTGCTTCAACCTCTTCGCGAGGAGAATTGCCCAAGCGCGAACAGCAAGATCACGTTTTTGCTGTTTCACGATCTCCTTCTTAGGAGTACCCTTAGGCAATTCAGTTTCGAACTGCATAAGAGATGTGATCTTGCGTCCCCAGAATGTGTGGCGTAAGAGCACGTGGAGCTTTTGCTCCACATTTCCAATCAATTCGAAACGGATCGAATTCTTGGAACTCCCGTGTTGGTAATCACTATTGAGAACCATTGCGGGCATCGGGTCTGACAGACGTTTACCGTCGCCAGGCCAGACTGTCGTGGTTGGGGGCTTGTACCCCATCGCACGAGCGAGGATCCTTCCAGCAACTATTTTGAAAGGGTCATCGTACCGAGGTCGGAACCTATAACTAGGGTCGTTGATATCGGGGTGAAGGTCTTGCGGATCCATCGGCATTTCCATCACTTGTTTAACAGTTTCCCCCAGTGGGTCTTCTGTTGAGGGCGCAAAGAAAGTTGTATATATGAACTTCTTTGCTGCTACATCAGGTTCGAAGAGACCAGTCTCTTCGGCGTGATTGCTCCTATGCTTGCAAGTCATGCTGACTCCTTGCATAAGCGCCAGGCCTGCCACCTTACCTAAGGTGGGATTCCCGGTTCCTGCCAGAGCGAGTACAGATGGTACTTGCTTTGTGCAGTAGACGTGCTCTCCTCTAGTATAGGGAAGCATGTCCGACGACACGACCGGGTTGGCCCTGTCGAAGTATGTCTTAAACCTCAGGGAGTTTGATACTTCCGGAGGGACTGGTGGGATAGGGACCTCTATGTCGGTCTCCATTACACTTTCAGTAGAGTCGCCACTTGCG